CTTTCTGAGTACATTTCTATGGAAATTGACTTAGAAATTCTTGATATGTTGATGGCTAACGCATCAGCAAAAACTGAATATTGGTCAGCAAGAGTTGGTTTCGAGCATGACGCCGCAAACAACACTTTCACCCAATCATCAGGTGAGTCAAATGCATATGTAAAAGGAACTTGGTTTCAAACACTTGGAAACAAGATTCAGTCAGTATCTAACGCTATCCACCAGAAAACTCTAAGAGGAGGTGCAAACTTCTTAGTTGTTTCACCAGAAACAGCAACAATCATAGAGTCAATTCCTGGATACGCAGCAGACACAACAGGTGAAGCTACAACAAATCAGTTCGCAATGGGCGTTCAGAAAGTTGGAGCACTTAATAACAGATACACAGTGTACAAAAACCCATATATGTTAGAAAATCAAATTCTTGTAGGATTTAGAGGTTCTAACTTCCTAGAAACAGGAGCGGTTTATGCACCATATGTTCCGTTAATTATGACACCACTTGTCTACGACCCTAAAAACTTCACACCAAGAAAAGGTGTAATGACCAGATACGCTAAGAAGATGGTTAGAAGTGAATTCTATGGTAAAGTCGTAGTCGCTGATGTAAATTATGTTTAATGATTAATTAATTAATTATTATTACTAATTGACTAATAAGAAAAAACCCCCATTAATTTGGGGGTTTTTTCGTATCTTTATATTTATTATTGTATATACAATAGACTATTAATAGGAGAATTTTAATGGCTCAAGAAGCAATATGGCCAGGTAGTGGTTCTGCTATCCACCAAGATAGTGGTTCTACACCATTTGGGTTATACGACACAGACTCAGAATTTCAAACAGAAGGCCCACAAGTAGCAAAATGGTGTGCACAAAGACTTGGATATCCAATAATGGATGTTGAACTTCAAGACACACAATTTTATGCTTGTTTTGAAGAGGCTACATCAGAATATAGTGCACAAGTCAACCAATTTAACATTCGTGATAATTTATTACATTTAAAAGGACAATCAACAAGTTCAAACTTTACTCATAAAAGAGTAAAAGCAGGTCTATCTGAAAATGTTTTTATCTCTGAGGAATATGGTTCAGAAGCACAAGTTGGTGGTAATGTTGAATATAAAAGAACTGCTATTTCAGTTAATTCAGGTAGTCAAACTTATGATTTAAATGCATTAGTAAGTCAAGTGAGTGAGTCCGGAAAATCCATAGAGGTTAAAAGAGTTCATTATGAATCAAGACCAGCGGTCACAAGATACTTTGACCCATATGCTTCAACGGGATTTGGAACATACAATATGTTGGACGGATTTGGGTTTGGTAGTTATTCACCAGCGATTACTTTCGTATTACAACCAATCTATGCAGATTTACTAAGAGTTCAAGCTATTGAGTTCAATGACCAAATAAGAAAATCAGCATATTCATTTGACATAAAAAACAATCAAATGAGAATATTTCCTATTCCAACAGAATCAAGTTCAGTTTGGATTGACTACATATTAACGGAAGATAGGGATAATCCACTAAAAACTCGTTATAGTGGTTCAAGTGATGATACAGTAGTATCTGATTATTCTAATGTTAATTATGACTTTATGGTTTATTCAAACATAAATGATGTAGGTAAACAATGGATAAGAAAATACACATTAGCACTATCAAAAGAGTTATTAGGTATTGTTCGTAGTAAATATGGTAATATTCCTATTCCAAATGCAGAAGTTTCATTAGATGGAGACACATTAAGGTCGGAAGCTGCAGCAGAAAAAGAACAATTAATAGAGCAGTTAAGAGAAAATTTAGAACAAACCAGTCGTAAGGCACTATTTGAAGCTCAAAGAGATGAAAACGAAGCTCAACAAGAAACACTTCGTAAAGTTCCTTACCCAGTTTACATAGGATAATAAAATGCCACAAAGATTTTACGGAAACAAAGACTTGGCAACCTTTGAAAAGTTTAATAAAGAACTTTTAGGTGAACCAAACATTGATGATTGCGGTATCATAGACCAATTTGTAATATTGTATCGTGTATCAGTTTACGATACAGAAACAAATATGTATGGAGAAGCATCAGAGGGTAAAGTCTATAAACAAGGAGTAAAACTTCCGTGTATTGTTGATGCTGAGGATTTTGATTTTGATATCAGTGATTTCGGTGCTGACAACAGACAAAATGTTTCATTTGCATTTCAAAGAGCATATTTAGTTGATGTAAATTTAAAACCGGATATCGGTGATATTCTAAAATGGAACGATGGTTATTTTGAAGTAAACACCTATAATGAAAATCAATTAATTGGGGGACAACCAGATAATAGTCATTCAATAGTCGTTCAAGCACACTTGACAAGAATGCCAACAACAAACTTAGAAGAATATAGAGGTTTCTAATGAATAGAGCAAAACCCGTTCCAAGAAACCAAAGGATTGATTTCAATCGTGGGACAAAGATAAGTCGTAATTCACCAACAGTGAAAGACAATGTAAAAAATGTATCAGTGGGTTTAATGGATATGGATAGTGCAATAATGTATTATTTTAATGATATTATTAAACCAAGTGTTACAGTAAATAATGAAAAAGTAAAAGTTCCTTGTATTTATGGCTCTCCTGAAAAATGGAATCAAGTTTCTAAACAGGGATATTTAAGGGACAAGAAACGACAAATAATAAGTCCGTTGATTATGTTTAGAAGAACAGGTATGGAAAGAAACAATAACTTACCAGTTGATAAATTAGATGCCAATGACCCTAAATTATTTTATAGTTTTGAAAAGAAAAATACAAAACACAATAGATTTGATAATAGTAATTTAAAACAAATGATACCTGGTAGAGAATATTATAATGTAGTGATACCAGACTATATGACATTATCATATGAATTTATAATTTGGACTTCATATATAGACCAAATGAATAAATTATTAGAAGTAATTAATTATTCAGAAGGAGCATATTGGGGAGAACCAGGAAAAATGAGATTTAGAACTCAAATAAATGGTTTTCAAGATAGCACAGAAATTGATAATGAAAAGATAATAAAAACAACATTTGATATGAGTCTAAATGGATATATGTTATCAGAAACATTTGATGATTATACTACAACACAAAAATATTTTACACCAAAAAAGATTATAATTAGAGAAGAAACTGATAAAAAAATAGAGGATATAATTAACACACAATAATGGAAAGAAAAAAACCAATACCAAGAAGTCAACGAAACGAATTCAATCGTGGAACTAAAATTAGTCGTAATTCACAATCGGTAAAAGATGATGTAAAGAATTTATCAGTTGGTATTATGGATATGGATAGTGCAATTATGTACTACTTTAATGAGGTAATCAAACCTTCAGTAGAGATAAATGATGAAAAAGTAAAAGTTCCTTGTATTTACGCATCACCAGAAAGGTGGACACAAGTTTCTAAACAAGGATATCTGAGAGATAAAAAAAGACAAATCGTTGTTCCATTAATTGTTTTCAAACGAACGGCTATGGAAAGAAATGATAATTTACCAGTTGATAAATTAGACGCCAATGACCCTAAACTATTTTATACTTTTCAAAAGAAATACTCACAACAAAATCGTTTTGACAAATTTTCAGTTCAAAAAAACTTAGAACCTAATCGTGAATACTATAATGTGGCAATGCCAGATTATATGACATTAACATATGAGTTTATAGTTTGGACTTCATATATCGAACAGATGAATAGAATTGTTGAAAAGATTAACTACTCTGATGGCGCATACTGGGGTGAACCAGGTAAGATGAGATTTAAAACTCGTATTGAAAATTTTTCTGACTCAAGTCAAGTTGAGGGTGAAAGATTAATAAAAACAACTTTTGGAGTTACATTAGACGGATACATTTTACCTGAAACATTTAACAATTATACTACAACACAAAAATATCTAACACCTAAAAAATTAGTGATAAGAGAAAATGTAGATAAAAATTTAGAGGAAATTGACATTGAAGATAAAGGTGGTTTTGAGGGTGGAGAATTAACAAAAGATATATTTTCAATATCAATTTCAAATCCTATCACATTAGAACAAGGAACAGGTGTTACATTATCTAATAATGGGGTTGGATTTGATGGTTCAGCACCACTAACTCAAGAAATATCAATAGGACAAGATATCTCAACAGACGCAAATGTTCAGTTTAACACATTAACAGCCAATGAATTAAACATTGGAACAGGAACAACAAAGTTTACAGACGGAGGTATTAGTGGTAGTGTAGCACTAACAGGTTCTTTCATAGTATCACAAAGTGCAACAATCCTTGGAGATTTAACTGTAACGGGTAGTTTAA